CACTATAGCAGCAGATGAAGCGGCAGCTATATTAGCTAAGTTATTATTTGCTTTATTAACAGCCGCGACAGTAGCTGCTACATTATTTTTCTTATTTAGTGAATTATTCATAGAATTTTTCAGTCTTGTCGCTACAGCAGTAGCTGCCGCCGCAATTTTAATTAAATTATTATCATTATCTGACTTTGCTTCTAGTGCTGCCGCTACTGCTTCTTCCTCTGCCTTTGCTTCTAGTTCAGCTGCTGCTGCTTCTGCTGCTGCTCTTTCTGCTTCTGCTGCGGCTTCTGCTGTTGCTGCCTCTGCTTCTGCTACTGCCACTGCTGCTACTGCAGCTGCTTCTGCTTTTGCTTTAGTAAGAGCTAGCTGTTTAGCTATATATTCTACAGCAGCTGTTGCTGCCACTATAGCCGTTATTAGATTATTCTTGCTTTTTTGTTCTTCTTTATTGTTATCTTTATTGCTTTCGTTGGCAACTTTACTTTCTTCTTCCTTGCGTTCTTCTTCCTTGCGTTCTTCTTCCTTGCGTTCTTCTTCCTTGCGTTCTTCTTCCTTGCGTTCTTCTTCCTTGCGTTCTTCCTTACTTTCTTGTTCAGCTATTGATTGCTTTCTAGATGCTACAACAGCAGTAGCTGCCGCTGCGATCTTATTAAGATTATCTATTATTTTGTTATTTAGATTTGTTATTGCTGCTACTTCTGAAACATCAGGAGAAACAGCAGGAGCATCAGGAGCAACAGCAGGAGCATCAGGAGAAACAGCAGGAACATCAGAAATAGCAGGAATATCAGAAATAGCAGGAACATCAGAAGGAGCATCAGGAATAACATTAGAAACAGCAGGAGCATCAGAAATAGCAGGAGCAGCAGGAATAGCAGGAGCAGCAGGAATAGAAGGAGCATCAGGATCAACAGCAGGAGCAACAGCAGGAGCATCAGGTGCAACAGCAGGAGCAGCAGGAGCAACAGCAGGAGCAACAGCAGGAGCATCAGGAGCAACAGGAGCAACAGGAGCAACAGGAGCACCAGGAGCAACAGGAGCAACAGGAGCACCTGGAGCAACAGGAGCAACAGGAGCACCTGGAGCAACAGGAGGAGTTGGACCACTTACTACACTAGATATATCACTAACTTTTTTATAAATAATATAATAGGCATTATCAGCAATTGTATATGTCTGATTATCATTAGGTGTTACTTTTCCGCTATTATACATAATAAATTGGAGTGTATCAAGGTCTAATTCAGTTGTATTTGGCGGATAGTATAAGCGTTCAAACATATAGTGACCAGATGCTCCTGATCCGCCATATAAAATCGCACCATAAATATTATATTTAATTTTCTCATCTTTATCTATAGTAATAGTTGATTCAGCATTAATAGAATATTCATTATAGATTTTAGATGCGTTATGTGGACTAGAACCTTTATTAATTTGGAAAGTAAGGAATTCATTTTCATTAGTAGGTTGAATAATATCAGCTTTTGTACCAGGTCCCTCTGTACCATCAGGTCCACATCCTTCTATTTTATTACTACCATCTAATTTAGTAGGTTTAGAAAAATAATTAATTAAATCTTGAAGTGATACTATTTTTGCCGTCTTTGCCTTATTAATCTTATTTGTATAAGATATATTTTTTTCATCTAAAAATGATTGGAGACTTAATTCTACAAATAGTTCATTCTCGTCATCAATCCTGGATGGCTTTGTATATTTAGAATCCTCGCATTTATAAGTGGTTTCCCGCCGCCATCTTAATGTATTAAGTGTATTCTTAAGCGTAATATTATTATCTATTATTTCTAGTAAATATGTAATAAATTCATCTACATCTTGTTGATTATTGTTTATTTCAGTTTTTTTCGGCGAATGTTTATATAGAAATCCTTTCATTAAGTATGCTACCGATTTATTATTAATATTTGCTTTCTTAAAATCATTTTTCCAGTCTTTATCAGTGAATTTTGTTGTAGATTTATCAAGATCTTTAAACGCAGTTTGTAATGAGCACAATATTCCACTATCATTAATTTTATCTTGTGTTAAATTATCAATAGCTGTTATATCATCAGGTAACTGAAAACTCTTATCACATTCATATTTTAATATTACCTCTCTTAATTGTGGAATGGAAAATAGGAATTGAACACTTGAAGTAGCATAGCACCACATATTAGGGTTATCAATTCCTAAAGTTGTTATTAAATCAGAAGTATTAGGAGTTCCAGAAATAGTAGGAATAGGAGGAATAGGAGTAGTAGGAGCAATAGGAAGAACAAGAGCACTAGAAGTACCAGCAGTACCAGTAACAGCACTAGTAGTACCAGAATTCCCTGGAGCGCCTGGAATAGTTACAGTACTTACAGCAGTAGTAGACTTACTATTAGTTTTTTTACTGGTACTAACTTTACTTAAAAGTCCCATTTGTTCTGGTTTAAAAGTTAGACATACTTTCATTTCTCCACTTTCTGTTTTTATATACTCAACTACAGGTTTGTCACCCGTTTTAGAAGAGTTTGTAGTTTCTAATTTTTCCAAAAGATTTAGAGCAAGACTTTGAACTATTTTACGAATTGGCTCACAGTTCTGTAAAAAAATTAGAGGTTTATCTGTATCACATTTACCATCAAATAATGCCTGTATTACTTCAAACTTCTCTTTTAATGTTAAACCATCTCCATCTAAACCTAAAAGTTTTAATGCTTTCATTTGATTTTCAGTAATAGTGTCATTTTTTCTTAGTTTAGGATTTTCAAGTGTAATAGGTGTACCAAATAGGATTAAATCCTTTTTATCAGGCTGTTTAGAATTTGCTGATTTAGTAGTATTAGTAACAGGAGTTACAGGAGTTACAGGAGTTACAGGAGTTACAGGAGTAACAGCAGAAATTGCTATTTTATCTATATCTTTTTTAATTCCAGTTTGTTTTTCTAATTTAGGAGGAGCAGCAGAAGGATTGGATTGCTCTTTTATAGCTGTAAACTTATTAGCCCTTCTGTTTCTATTACTAATAGTAGGATTAGCAGTAGGATTAGCAGTAGGATTAGCAGGAGCAATAGGAGCAGGAGCAATAGGAGCAATAGGAGCAATAGGAGCAATAGGAGCAGGAGCAATAGGAGCAATAGGAACAGAAACAGGATCACCCAATCCTCCACTCATATTTTGATTATAAACCCCACCATAATATGCTGGAATTTGAGCATTTACTGTTGGAAGTACAGAAGCCCCTGCGTTGTATCCCATAGGGGGGCTAAATGCATAACCACCGCTCATTGAGCCGCCGCCACCACTCATTGCCTGAATTGTTCCACCTCCTTGTGGCAATAAGGACATATTAGGATTATAACCTGCCATAGCCATTCTATAAATAACTTTTGTTTAAAATATTGGTCAATAAACGAACCTAAGAAAAATCTATTATGTAGAATTCAGATATGGAAGCATATACATCCGATCCTCAAACGAGAAAAAGAAAGATTGAATGTAAGCCTGAATTAGTAATTTCAAGTCTTCAAAGATTTTATTTGAGTCATCCGGAAATTAATAAAGTACTAACATATCTAAATGGAGAAGCGCCACTGAGTCTTAGAATCATAGACTGGTTTGTAACAAAATATAGCCGCAAAAACTTCGTTCGTTACCAGCTAAATGGCCAAGATTTCCTAGTATATTTGAGTTATAAAGGACAACTAAAGGCGTATTCCAAGCAGTATTTTGATCCAAATTGCCGCAGAGAGCGCATTATGTTCAAGATTCCAGGCCATGATCAATTTATGACCACAATCGGTAAATTGAATTTTTTCCGTTGGGCACTTGAAACAAACATTTTAGAGTATATTGAGGCCCATGAGGAAGAAATCCGCACAGGATATAATGCGTATTTAAAGGAAACCACACAAACTCAGAAACGTGATAAAAATAATACAACGGCTTCATCGACTGATTCAAAAGTAAGTTTAGAATCAGTTGATGATGTAAATGAAGAAGATCCTTTAGAACCTTTACAATCAGGATCTTTAGAGTCAGATCCTTTAAAAGTACCAATATCAACAGTTAAAACAAGAACAACGCGTAGACGGCGCACAAAGCAGCAGCCATCATCTTTAACCAAACTTCAGGTCTATACCACGCCAATTGAACTAGATTTTAACTAACAATTGAAGTTGAAATTCAGCTTTTTAGAGTCGTCCGCGATCGGAATATTTTTATAGAATAAACGTATATCATCCATTTTTGGTCGAAGCTGCTCTGCCGCCGCGGCCTGTTGTTGAACTACCTCGGGATTTACCCAACGATTGTCGAAATTCCGCTGTAATAACTTTGAAGATTCGCTTAAATACCCCGTGTTTTTGTCCTCATAGACACTGGCCTTTAACTCACGTGTCATATTTCTAGCATCAAACGTCGTATCATATTTATCAAAGTATGAATTTTGAACGCCCTTATCTCCAGTCGCATCATAGCGAGGTTGAGCGCGGTAGCTTTTGTCATTCATACGACTGCTATTTGGCATCATATCATAAAATGGAGCCTGTTTGTTCATATCCGGGCGATTATAGACACCATATTTACCGTCCGTTTGCCAATGTTCAAACTGGCGTGCGTTAATGGCGTCAATCGTGTCAATTTCGCGCCGACTACGCGCCATAAATTCAGGCACAGGAAAGGCGTTATATGCGGAAATGGTATGTTTATCTGGAAATACAGGTTGAGCCATTTAAAGTACCTACTTAATATTATCTTAAGATGTTAATTCTACCATTTATTCACAGTGTTATTAGTAATAATACTAATAACAATTTTAAGGTAAATGTCATTAAAGTTTTAACAATCGGTGGAAATACAATATGGGAAGAGGATAATTCCCTACATATTGATAATGATATTCTTAATCCAAATGATATTTATCGCAAACAGACACCTATAAAGTATGATAGTAATCTACAGTTGTGCGAGGTGGATACAAACAAAACAAATCTATCAGAAATGTATAACTGGAACGAATGCGCACTAGATGATTCAACTACTTTTTGTTGGAGAACATTTTATTATTTTACGAATAATAAATTATGCTGGTTAGAGACGCCTAATAGTGAAAAATTGGGGAAATACACTATAAAAGAATTAATAGATAGGATTACTAAAAGAATATAAGACCAGTCTAAAAGATAATTACGTTATATGTATAGGAATGGATATGTCACGCCATAAGACATATAGGAAAACAGCGGCAGAATTAGATAATTCTGAAATATCACAGCCAACTGATACTTTCAAAAATCTCTTAGAAGATAGCGCAAGAGAGGCATATAGTAGGCCATGGCATCGTTTGGAACGCGGTTTAAGATTAAATCGCTTTCGTATTTTTATTGAGGATGTCGCACCTCAATTTGGAATGACACAAGAAGAAAGAGAAGGATTTTTCTTATTTATTCAAAAGGCTTTGGATAAGAAGCTTCTAAATACTTTGAAGGTCGTAAACTATGATCAGGAGAAGCAGCGTATTACTGCTATTCGTGGTCTTGAGATTAAACGAAATCCAGAAGGTGTTCTAAAGTGGGGTTTTAGTGTTAAGAAAATAAATGGCGATAAGGCGACGACCCGAAAGAAGAAGAAGGAGGAAATCCCTTCAATTTCTACACATCCTGAATTAACACAGACTGAAACAGCACAGGATAAAACAAAAATTGAGGAAACTCAATAACGTATAAAAATATACGTATTATCATAATATGATATTTCAAGAAAAATTAAAGTCTTTGATAGAGCTATTTATAGCTTGGCTATCAGAGCCTGACGATAATGTTCAAGTTGAGCAATGGTTATCCGCGGCGGATAATTTAGCATATTCATTTGAATTTACTGATAAAGAACAGGAATATGTAGATCGAATTATTGAGATGTATAAAGAACAATATACACTACAAATTGCTCAAAAGAAACTTCAAGTATCCCCCCTCCTTCCTTCAAAGGAATTCTTGGATGAATTAGTTAATCGCAAGCAAATTGAACAGAGGACCCCAGAATGGTATGCACAAATGAATACTATTCTTTCGGCCAGTGAGCTTGGTAGTCTATTTGGGTCGGCGCGTACAAGAGCACAACTTGTAGTATCTAAAACCGTTCCGAGGCCGGCTCGTAATCAACCCCTGGCCACTCACTCAGATTCGATGACCGCATTTGATTGGGGTATTCGTTTTGAGCCTGTTGTTAAGCAAATCTACAAGCATAAATATGGTACAACACTTAAAGAACTGGGTCGCCTTATTCATCCTACTTATAATAAGTGCTCTGCCTCTCCAGATGGTCTAATATATGATTGTCCTAAATCGGAAAGAACGGGACGTTTAGTGGAAATTAAGTGTCCAGTTACGCGTGAGATAGATGGGAGTATACCAAAGGATTATTATGCGCAAATTCAGATGCAACTTCATGTAACGAGATTAAATAAATGCGATTATGTTGAGGCTGTCTTCTCATCAAAGTATAATAAAACACCTGAAAGGGTTGGCCCTTCTCTTTATAATGGTTATATCGCAGTTATTAGGTATCCTGAAATATCGGATGCTACACAGAATCAAGAGTTCTATTATATTTACAGCCCTGTAAACGCAGATGCGGATTGGACTCCTGAAATTAAGGATAATGAGGAAATAGTTGAAATAACTCCTTGGAGATTAAATCATTGGCATGAGCAAATTGTTACCCGAAGTGAAGAATGGTGGACCTCAATTGAACCAATGATTGATTTATTTTGGGAGGATGTAGAAAAAGCAAGACGTGGTGAGTTTGTTGTACCAGAATCAACACGGGCGGCTAAAAAACAAAAATTAGAACAGTGTATGATTGTATTTAATAAATTAGATGAAAATGGTCAAAATTATTAGATCGCAATGCTATTATATTTTTATTATGCTTCACTAACCATAGGTTGCTTCGCTAACCATAGGATGCTTCACTTACACTTCGCTTACACTGCCACCCGTATTATTCTGAGGAACCGCCATTGGATCCGCTTTATAGAAATTGAGCACTAATTCTTGGTATGGCGAAGAGCAGCTATCAGGATAATTGCGTTTATAATTATTAGTCATTTGACGGAAATTACCCGTTTTATCCACCATTCTCTGAAAATCACTCGCATAACACGAACGGCTATTTACGCACGAGATAGATTCCTTATCACGAGGTTGACCCATTTCATCCGCGAGTAGGTGATAGGGCTGATTATTGTAAAGATCCGCAGGACCAGGTGTATCGGGAGCAAACTCCATTACAGGTGATTCTGATTCACGCTGTTTTGATAAAAGAGAGGAATCTTCAGAATCATTCGTAAAAGCGGCTGGTTTATCATTTAGATTCTCAAAATTCTCCCAATACGAGTAATATGGGTATCCAAAACGCGCCCATCCATCTCTGCGCCACCAATTTTTATGCGATTTAGGGGCAAATGGTGCCACGTAATTAATGAAACTGGTCTCTTTCATGGATATTGTTTTAAGAAATGCGATTAATAATACAACCAAAATAAATCCAAATATAATACCTATCATTTTCCCTCTATATTTGTTTTATTAATAAAAATTGACAGGGGTGCGTATTCCATAGAATTCCGGAAAGATGTCAACCATTAGTATGCAGGTTATTAAGCGCAATGGCTCCAAGGAAGATGTGTCATTTGATAAAGTTCTGAATAGAATTCGTATTGTGGCAGAGGGATTAGAAGTCAATCCAACTCTTATCGCACAGAGAACTCTACTTAGAATTTATGATGGTGTTAAAACATCTGAATTGGATGAGCTTGCCGCGCAACTGTCCATTTCTCTAATGACAACGAATCTAGATTATGGCATTCTAGCCTCCAGGATGGCCATTTCAAATCATCATCGTAACACATCTGATAAATTTACAGATGTTGTCAAATCTCTTGTAAATCAGACTATTGAAAAAACGGGTGAAAAAACAAGCAACGTATCCCAGGAACTTGTTGATATTTGTGAAAAATATGGTGATAGAATCGATACCAAAATTGACTATACTCGCGACTACAATTTCGATTACTTTGGCTTTAAAACACTAGAAAAGCTACAGTATTTGCTGCGCGATATTAAAGGAAAAACGGTTGAACGCCCCCAACATCTATTTATGCGAGTTGCCCTAGCACTCTGGGGCTCTGTGGATATTGATAGGGCATTTGAGACATACGATCTTCTAAGTCAGAAATTCTTCATTCATGCTACGCCAACGAACTTCAATGCGGGGACACCCAGACAACAACTCAGCTCTTGCTTCCTCCTAAGTATTAAAAGTGACTCAATCGTCGGGATTTATGATACTTTGAAGGATTGTGCGCAAATCTCCAAATATGCGGGTGGCATTGGACTTCATATTCATGATATTCGTGCTAAAGGTTCATTGATTCGAGGAACGAATGGAACTTCGAATGGAATTGTACCTATGCTAAGGAACTTTAATGATACTGCGCGCTACGTTGATCAATGTTTCACTCCTGATACACTAGTATATACTGAAGATGGCCCTAAATTAATTGAGGATGTCAGTATAACTGATAAAGTTCTAACAAGTGAAGGAATTTATTATAAAGTTAAAATGCCAATTAGACATGAATATAATGGTAAAATACTAGAGATTCAAATTAAAAATGCTATTTATCCAATCCGTGTAACTCCTGAACATCAAGTAATGGCACTTCAAGGCCAGGCTAAAGGATTAAACTTTGATATAATTCGTAATCGGCTTGAAAAATCTCTTGCTAAACCAGAGTTTGTAGATGCTAATGAGCTTCAAATTGGAGATTTTGCTATATTTCCAATTCCAACATATGAAAAAGATATTGAAGAAATGACAGAAGAAGACTGCCGATTTTATGGGATTATGTTAGGTGACGGACATATTTCATCTGCTGCTTCAGGTGTAACTCTAAATCTAACATCTAAATTAGATACATTTAACTTTATTAAAGAATATCTCGCAAATAGAGGTATTAAATATAATACATATGAAGATAACAGCTGTGTAGATATTAAATGGTCAACAGCCACACCACGTTTTAAATTTACACGCAATCAATTATATGATACAGAAGGGCATAAAAAATGGGATACTCCACTTCTTCATCTATCAATTAATAAAATCAAACAAATATTAAGAGGTATTATTGAAACAGATGGATGTGTAGGTGAAAAAGAAATTGCTATTGAACTTTCATCATTGGGATTGATTGAATCTATTCGTTATGCGCTATTAAGATTAGGAGCTCTTAGTTCAGGATATACTCGCAATCGTGTAGGTAGTGTATCATCTTATAAAAATATTACTACAAGACTACCTACAAATGTAATACGTGTTCCTCGCATTAAAGAAATTACAGATATGTTTCCTAATGCACCAAAAGGTGAATTCTTTAGTTATCTAACATATGATAATTATCTATATTCGCGTATTCAAAATATTACAGAAGTAAATTATGAAGGAATTGTACATGATTTTGAAATTGATGGTCCTCATGATTATACAGTGGCGC